ACCAACTCCCAATGCGCAGGTGTGATCGGGTCTGCTAGCACCCAATAGCTGTGGATGGATTTACCGCCGGTATTGATTTGGAAGGTAGGCTCCGGCAGCCCTAGCTCTTGCCATGCGGTGAGTTGCCACTCGCGCGAGCGATCGTCCCATTCAGCGAAGAAGGCACGGCAGGCTGTGATTTCAGCGTTGGTGTCACCGCCATCGTTGACGACCACATAAACGCCGCGCCCTTCAGCCTGCCACTGCTTGATCAATGGCTTGCTGGCGCCACCTTTGCGGCCTTTGTCGTTGGGCTTCTCTGGGTGCAGCCGGTGCAAAAAAGCACGCAAGCGGATGGTGCCCGCCGGTTTGCCAAGCAGGGCAATGAACCGACGGGCTTCTGAAAAGTCGATCTCTTTCACTTGCGCTGCGGCTCCTGCTCGCGGCGCATTGCCTCCTCAACCACCAGCCTGAGCACCGTGCTGCGGGATATGCCGGCTATGCGCCGACGATCCAGCCAAGCCATCTGCTCTGGGGTGAACTGAACCGATAACGGATGGGACAATGCCACGGTTTCTAGCGGAAGTCTTGCGCAGTCTAGTGGGAGCTGCTAGAGTTGCAAGGTACCCCATGGAGTCACATGGACGCCATCACGGCCTTTGATAAACGGCTTGAGCTTGTGTCGCCTGAATGGCGCGATCCTTTGATTGACGTGATCGACACTTTTGAAAATGTGCAAATTGGCCTGAAATCCATTGGCATCGACGACTCTTTTGTCTTGATTGAAGCCGCAAGGCTTGTGCTTGAGCGCCACGACAAGATTGCCGTTGCCAAATGACCTACCAAGACTTCCTAGCCTCCAAATCCACTGCAGCACCTGTTGCCGGCTTTGACCCGCAGCAGTTCACCGCGCCGTTGTTCCCGTTTCAGCGGGACATCGTGACCATGGCTTGCCGTGTCGGCAAGTTCTGCATCTGGGCCGACTGCGGCATGGGCAAAACCGCCATGCAGCTCGAGTGGGCGCATCAGGTGCACCAAGAGACCGGCGGCAACGTGCTGGTGCTGGCGCCGCTTGCCGTGGCGCATCAAACCGTGCGCGAGGGTGCCAAGTTCGGCATCCCATGCGCATTTGCTGCCACGCAAGCCGACGTGCAGCCCGGCATCACGGTGACCAACTACGAGAAGCTGAGCCACTTCAATCCCGGCAGCTTCCAAGGCGTGGTCCTAGATGAATCAAGCATCCTCAAGGCGTACACCGGCAAGATCCGCAACCAGATCATTGAATCGTTCGCGCTGACGCCATACCGACTGGCCTGCTCGGCAACACCAGCACCGAACGACCACATGGAGCTTGGCAACCATGCTGAGTTCATCGGCGTCATGACCCGCACCGAGATGCTGGCCATGTTCTTCGTGCATGACGGCGGCGACACTGCCAAGTGGCGGCTCAAAGGTCACGCGCGGGACAAGTTCTGGGAGTGGGTGTGCAGTTGGGCAGTCACTATCCGCAAGCCATCAGACCTTGGCTATGAGGACGGCAGCTTCGTGCTGCCAGCGCTGCGGATCCAAGACTGCACGGTGGAGACGCCGCGCGAGGCAACAGCAGGTGATGACGGCCAGATGGCGCTGTTTGCCATGGAGGCCCGTACGCTCAACGACCAACGCAAGGTGCGCAAGGCATCGCTCACCCTTCGCGTGGCCGCTGCTGCCAAGCTTGCCAACAGCAACACCGAGCAATGGCTGGTGTGGTGTGATCTCAATGATGAGAGTAAAGCGCTGACTGCTGCGATTGATGGCGCGGTTGATGTGTCAGGATCTGACACCGACGACCACAAGCGGCAGGCTGCTATCGACTTTCAAGATGGCAAGATCCGCGTCCTAGTCAGCAAGCCCAGCATCTTTGGCTTTGGGCTTAATTTCCAGCGGTGCCACAACGTCGCATTCGTCGGCCTGTCACACAGCTATGAGGCGTTCTATCAAGCCATCCGCCGCTGCTGGCGCTTCGGGCAAGAGCAACCGGTTAATGCGCACATCATCTACGACGTGGCAGAAGGCCGCGTGATCGACAACATCCGCCGCAAGGAAGCGGACAGCATCCAGATGGCTCAATCAATGGTTGAAATCATGAAGCAACAAACCATGGAACAACTCAAAAAGATCCAGCGCCAAGTGGCGCCGCATGTCACTGAGCACAAGTCCGGCGACGGCTGGGACATGTACATGGGTGACTGCGTGGAGAGCATCAAGCAGCTAGATGACAACTCCATCCACTACAGCATCTTCAGCCCGCCATTTGCGTCGCTTTACACCTACAGCAACAGCGACCGAGACATGGGCAACAGCCGCACTGAACAGGAGTTCTTTGATCACTTCGGCTTCCTTGCCAGCGAGTTGCACCGCGTGATGATGCCAGGCAGGTTGATCAGCTTCCATTGCATGAATCTGCCCAGCAGCAAGGAGCGCGATGGTTTCATCGGCGTGAAGGACTTTCGCGGCGACATGCTGCGCATCTTCCAGGCTGCTGGTTTCGTGTTCCATAGCGAGGTGTGCATCTGGAAGGATCCGGTGACCGCCATGCAACGCACCAAAGCGATCGGGTTGCTTCACAAGCAAGTGCGCAAGGACTCTGCGCTCAGCCGCCAGGGCATCCCTGACTACCTGGTGACCGTGCGCAAGCTGGGCGACAATCCAGAGCCAGTGGCTGGCCCGTTCACGGAGTTTGCCGGTGAGAATCCACCAGCTAAGACCAAGGATCCGATCAAGGACTCGATCAACATCTGGCAGCGGTACGCCAGCCCCGTATGGATGGACATCAACCCATCGGACACGCTCCAATACCGCAGCGCACGCGCCAATGAGGATGAGCGCCACATCTGCCCGCTGCAGCTGGAGGTGATCCGCCGCGGCCTGCAGCTATGGAGCAACCCCCGCGACGTGGTGCTCAGCCCATTCGCTGGTATCGGCAGCGAGGGCTACTGCAGCATCCAAGCCGGGCGCCAGTTTGTCGGGTTTGAGCTGAAGCCGTCGTATTTCAACTGTGCAGTGAAGAACCTGACTGAGGTTGCCAGCAACCGTCAAGGGGTGCTGGTGTGATGCAGCTCCGCCCCTATCAGCAGCAACTGATCACCGATATCCGCCTGCAGTACCAGCTAGGGCATAAGTCGGTCCTAGCGGTGCTGCCCACCGGCGGCGGCAACCCTTATGATTTAGTTGCCCGCAACTGTTGGACGATGGCCGGCACCTGCAAAATCGAAGGCTGCGACAAACCAGTGGACAGCCATGGCATGTGCGGAATGCACGCCCAACGAGTGCGTCGCTACGGCGATCCGCATTACATCACGCCAGAACAGCAACGAAGGGCCAGCAACCGCGCAGCTCAACTTGCTCGGTTTGATTCCGTCAAGAAAACGACTTACCGCAAACGGCATGGTCGCCACGAGCATCGCGTTGTGGCTGAGCAGATGATTGGCCGACCGCTTGAGCGCGGCGAGATTGTCCATCACATTGATGGCGACAAGCACAACAATGATCCGTCAAACCTGATGGTGATGACGCAAGACTATCACATTAGAGAGCATTTAGCGCCTGATGCCGAACCTATTGAGTGGAATGGGCGCGCTATGTATCCCAAAGATTGGGCGGCAGAGTTTGGTATTAGCGTTCAGCGCTTTTACGGCAGACGCCGCGCTGGTTGGTCTATGGAGCGCATTGCATCAACACCAATTCGCAAGTGGGCCAAGCAATGATTGCTCTTCGCCCATATCAGCAACAACTAGTCAACGAGATACGCGGCCAGTATCAGTTAGGCCGCAAGTCAGTTCTTGCTGTGCTCAGCACTGGCGGCGGCAAGACTTACATTTTCAGCTACATCGCCCAACAGGCAAGCATCAAAGGCAACAGGGTTTTAATTCTCGTTCACAGAGCGGAACTACTTGACCAAGCAAGCCGCAGCTTACGCAGCATGGGTGTACCGCATGGCCGCATCAGCGCCGGCAAGAGCATGGACCTAAGCCATGCGGTGCAGGTTGCCAGCGTGCAGACCCTTGCCCGCAGGTTGCATCTGCTGCCGAGGGATTTCTTCCAGCTCTTGGTGGTGGATGAGGCACACCACACCAGCGCCGGCACATGGGCCAAGGTCATCGAGCACTTCTCCCAAGCCAAACTGCTCGGCGTCACCGCCACACCGATCCGCAGTGATGGCCGCGGCCTAGGCGAGCACTATCAGTGCATGGTGGAAGGTCCAACCGCGCAGCAACTGACCGATCAAGGCTTCCTTGCTGCTGCCAAGGTGCTGGCACCGCCTGGCTTTGACTCAACCGGCCTGCGCAAGCGCATGGGTGACTTCGACCCCAAGGAGGCTGAGCAGCGCGTCGGCACCATCATGGGCGACTGCTTGGGGCATTACCGCAAGCATCTGCCAGGGCAAACGGCGATTGCGTTCTGCTGCTCCGTGGCACATGCAGAGGCAGTGGCTGCACTTTTTCAGTCAGCAGGCATCGCCGCTGCAAGTATTGACGGCAGCATGGATACTGCGCAGCGCCGGCAGTTGCTCAGCGACCTTGGCGCCGGGAGGCTCAAGGTGCTCACCAGTTGCGCGCTAATCGGTGAAGGCGTAGACGTGCCAAGCGTTGGTGGCTGCATCCTGCTGCGCCCCACCGCAAGCGTGGCATTGCACCTGCAGATGATTGGCCGTTGCCTGCGCCCGCAACCGAGTAAGCGTGCCGTGGTCCTCGACCACGTGGGCAACACGTTACGACTTGGCCACCATCTAGAGCCGCGCGACTGGTCGCTAGATGGGGTCGCCCGCAGGGACCGCGAGCAAGCACCCAGCGTGAAGGTCTGCCCGCAGTGCTTCGCCACTAGCGCCAGCACCGTGCAGGTATGCCGCGAATGCGGTCATGTGTTTGCACCACAGGAACGGCGTGAGCTGCAGCAGGTGGATGGTGAGTTGGTGGAGATGGCTGCACGTGAGCGCAAGCGTGAGCAAGGCAGTGCCCGTGACCTTGAAGCCCTCCGCGAGCTAGCGCAGCAACGCGGCTACAAGCGAGGATGGGCTGAGCGGGTTTATCAGGCTAGGTTGGCTAAGCGACACGGCATTTAGGTGAGCGAGCAGCGGATACAGCAAGAGATCCGCATCGCCTGCAGTCAAGGCCCGGTGCGACTTTTTCGGAATAACTGTGGTGTCTTGCGCGATCGGCGTGGCGTGCCCGTGAGCTACGGCTTGCAGCCCGGCTCAGCTGACCTGATCGGCTGGAAGCGCCTCACTATTACACCCGAGATGGTCGGCAGCACTGTGGCGGTGTTCACCAGCATTGAGGTGAAGACCGCAACCGGCAGGCTGCGCGCTGAGCAGCAGCAGTGGCTAGATGCGGTCCAGGCGGCTGGTGGCATTGCAGGCGTAGCGCGGTCGGTCAGTGATGCAGAGCGGTTGCTCACGGTTGCCGATGGTGTATAGTGGTTGCACGAGAGGAGCGGAACCACTCGCAAAACTCAACCGCTGCGGAACCGGGCACACGACGCGTCACCACGAGCCCAACACGCCCTGAGTAAGGCTGCATCGCCGGTTGGCCCGGCACACCACTAAACCGAGCATCATGCGTGCATTCATCGCCGCAGCATTGCTGCTGCTGTCGCCTGCTCAAGCCCGGCAGGTGACTGCCACCGTCTACGACGGCTGGTATCACGGGCGCCAAACGGCGTGCGGCGGCACCTACCGCCACTGGGACGTGTCCGCCGCGCATCCATGGCTGCCCTGCGGCACACGCGTCACAGTGCAGCACCGCGGGCGCCTGCTCACCGTGCCAGTCACTGACCGCTGCGACTGCGGGTCGCTGGATCTCAGCGCTGGCGCCGCCTATCGACTGGGCGTGCCGCTAGACGGCACCGCAACTGTGTCGATCCGTTACTGAGCTGGGTTGACCACGGCGGCGCATGGTGTAGGATACGGGGACAGGAGGCGAGAGCTTCCACCCCAACCCGAAAACCATGACTAAAACTCAAGCCATCTCCGCTTTCATCCTTGCCGAAGTTGCCAAGGGTAAAACCATTGAGCAAGCCTTTGATGCCGTGATCGGCGAAGGCGCTTACAAGCGATTGGCCGGCGAAGTGTGGGAAGCCCTGCAACCCGCCTGACCCCACGCGGCCCGACGGAGCCGCTCCCAATCCGGCAACCACACATTGCGACCCCAACCATGACCACAACACTTGCTCTATTGCTGGCACTGCTCCTACTGCCAGTCCTGATCCTGCTCTGGGCAACCGAGAGCACTGAGCAACGCGCACGCCGCCTACGCCGCAGCTACGGCTGGAGCCAGCGACGCATTGCCGATCACATGAACATCAGTCGTTACGCAGTGCGGAGGGCACTGGCATGAACAACCTGAACCGCTTTGCCGTGCTGGCAATCATCTTCGGTGTCTGGGCGATGGCCTACGACACCGGCCGCCAGCAACCCGCCTACAGCCATCACGCCTGCCAAGAGCAACTCAAGCCATGACTGAATCAGACATCTACTGGACATTTGCCACCGCCTACCAGCACGGCGGTGGATTCTTCCAAGCGCTAGCTGCCGCTGGCATCAAGGCCGATCCCGGCAACAAGCGCCGCCTGCTGGATGCGTTCCCCGAGATGGTCGCCACGTACGGCACCGCCAGCCGGATGCACCGCCAGCTGCGCAGTGGAGCAGCGGTATGACCAGCAACGCCGACTACCACGCCGACCCAGCCGTCAGCGCTAGTCACCTGCACGCAGTGGCTAAGTCGCCCTACCACTACTGGAGCCGCTACCTCGACCCCAAGCGCAGCGCACCCGAACCGACTGCTGCAATGCGACTTGGCAGCTTGGTGCATTGCGCTGTACTGGAGCCCGATGAGCTGCTGCAGCGCTACGGCGTCTGCGGTCCACGCAACACCAAAGCCGGCAAGGAGCAAGCGGCAGAGCTTGCAGCGCGTGACATTGAAGCCGTGACTGATGCAGATTGGTCGCTGGCGATTGCCATGAACAATGCCGTCAGGCAGCACCCTGCAGCAGCAGCACTGCTTGCCCATGGCAAGGCTGAGCAGTCCTTCTGGTGGGGTGACGCCGCCACTGGGCTGCGGTGCAAGTGCCGCCCTGACTGGTACGCCGGCAGCACTGTGGTAGATCTCAAGACCACCACGGACGCCAGCCCCGCCGGCTTTGCCCGCAGCGTGGCTACCTTCCGCTACCATGTGCAAGCGAGCCATTACCTAGCCGGCTTGCACGGTGCTGAGCGGTTTGTGTTCATTGCCGTTGAGAAGACTGCTCCGTACGCGGTTGCGGTCTACGAGCTTGACGCCGCGGCCATGGCTGCTGGTGATGAGCTGCGGCAACGTGACATGCGCGTGATCGCCGACTGCCAGGCCGCCAAGGAGTGGCCCGGTTACGGCGACACGTGCCAAGCGCTCAGCCTGCCTTCATGGGCATTAACTGCCAACCCAACCATCACATCCGATGACTTCTAGCATCACGCTCTGGACGCCAGAGCAAACGCAGCTGATCTCAACCACCATTGCGCCTGGCTGCAGCAATGACGAGTTGCGCCTGTTTGCCTACGCCTGCCAGCGCACTGGGCTGGATCCATTCAGCAAGCAGATCTACGCCATCAAGCGTGGCGGCAAGATGACCATCCAAGCCGGCATCGACGGCTTGCGTGCCATTGCCGAGCGCACCGGCCAACTGGACGGCAGCGAAACCTACTGGTGCGGTGACGACGGCGTATGGGCTGACGTATGGCTTGGCAGCAAGCCACCTGCCGCGGCCAAGACCATCATCCATCGCAAGGGCAGCCAGCATCCCTTTGTTGGCGTTGCACGCTTTGCTGACTACAACGCCGGCCAAGGGCTCTGGTCCAAGATGGGTGCCGCGATGATTGCCAAATGCTCTGAGGCGCTGGCATTGCGTAAGGCGTTTCCCGCTGACATGTCCGGCGTCTACAGCACTGATGAGATGCAGCAGGCCGAGGTGGAGCCGGTGACGGTTACCACTGCTGCGCCAGCACTACCCGCAGGCGATGCCAAGCTGTTCCAAGCCGGCAAGGCTGCAATCGCCAAAGCCGACACACTGGCCAAGCTGCAGGAGGTGGTAGCACGCATGGATAAGCGCAAGCCTGAGCTAAGCGACGAACAGAACGACGAGCTGCTGCGCCTTGCCGTAGAGCGCGAGGCGGTGCTATCCGACACGCCATCGGAGGATCCATTTGCTGATGACTGAGCCATTCCTGACCACTGATGAACTGGCTGCACGTTGGGGGCTGAAGCCAGCAGCTATCAAAAACCAACGTGCACGCGGCATTGGCCCTGCCTATGTCACCGCATCACGCATTGGCTTGCCAGCCGGCACACCACGCGTCCGTTATCCCCTTGCTCAAGTCTTGGCTTTTGAGGAAGCCAATGGCATCACACCACTGAACTGACATGAGCCTTTACGCAACCGGCATCGTTCGCATCATCACCGACCTGCAACTGCGTGCCTTCGAATCTGGCACCATGGTTGCCAACTTCGCAGGTGGTATCCAGGAGGGTAAAGACAAAGACGGCAACTGGATCAATAACGCCATCGACTGCGAGATCTGGGGTAAGTCCGCTGAGCTGATCGTCGATAAGCTCAAAAAAGGCGACAGCATCCTTGTGACCGGAGCCGTGCGTCGCCAAGAATGGAATGACAAAGAAACCGGTGCCAAGCGCAGCAAGCATGTGCTCAGCATCCAGCGCTTTGAATTCATGCCACGCGGCGCAGCAACCACCAGCGAGGAGCCTGTGTTCTGATGAATCAAACCACACTTGATATTGCATTCAAGGAGTGGTGGGAGGCGTCCTACGGGCGCCCTCCCGGCACCCATGCAGTGATGACACACGTGGCATTTGCCGCGCATATTCTTGAACTCCTGGAGCTGATGCAAGATGATCAACCACAAAACTGAGCAGCGCCGTGATGACTACCTGCAGTGGCTGTATGAGCAAAGCGGCCGCACCTGCAGCACCTACACCGGCTTGTATCAACAGCGCATTGCTGAGCTGATCCGCCGTGATATGGCAGAGGCTTTAGGTGATGAGTGATCTTGTCAACCATCCGCCGCATTACAAGCACGGCGACATTGAGTGCATTCAAGCCATTAAGGCAGCTCTCGGTGATGACGGCTTTCGCGCTTACTGCAAAGGCAACGTCATCAAATACCTATGGCGTGCTGAGCATAAGGGCAATGCCGATCAGGATTACGGCAAAGCTGATTGGTACATGCGCAGGTTGCTGTTGCACGTAGATGAGTGATCCGTTCAAGCGCGGCGAGGCAAACTACGCCGCGTTTCTTACAGAAGACCACGTGCGCGAGCTGCGCCAGTTGCGTGTTGCCGGCAGCAGCTATAGCCAACTGGCAGAGCGCTACGGCATCGAC